GCCTGAAGGGATTCGAACCCCCGACCCACGGCTTAGAAGGCCGTTGCTCTATCCAACTGAGCTACAGACTCAAATTTTATAGGATTCTATAAAATTAAAAAGCGGGTGATGGGAATCGAACCCACGTGATCAGCTTGGAAGGCTGGAGTTCTACCATTGAACTACACCCGCTTACAGTCGGGGTGACAGGATTCGAACCTGCGACCTCTTGATCCCAAATCAAGCGCTCTAGCCAAGCTGAGCCACACCCCGTAAGTGTTATGCAATTTCACAACTCATAACGAAAATATATTACCATACTTTATTATGTTTGTCAATTCTTAAAAGAACTGCGGATGACAGGAGTTGAACCTGCACGTCATAGACACTAGAACCTAAATCTAGCGCGTCTGCCAATTCCGCCACATCCGCATATAATAACGCATTCATGCGAGTTTATCATATCTCACGCTAGATTATTTACATCTCATAGCGCTAGATTTCTCGTTGACTGCTTGACTAGTATACCAAGCAAAAAACAAAATGTCAAGCATTTTATTTCACATATTTTAAAATAATATTTAACTTCCATCCATTATACTTATAACCATGATTGATAAAAAGTGTTCCATCCTTTGCCAAAGACATTGATAAGATAGTATCTTTAAAATCTGCAAAAGATGTAATATAAGATATACTTGTGTTGATTATGTGCGTTGTACTCATCACCATAAACTGTGATTGTGTTCTAACCGCCCTCATGTCAACCAATGCACTGACTGTCGATCCTATTTGAGTCGAATCAGAGGCAACCGATCCACTTTTGGCAGTTGATGATAACGTAACAGACACAACCTTCTGATAGATCGGCTTGCCATCAATCCAAGTACCTACCTCAATCTCATCTGTTGAATATACCTCGCTTGAAGCACCACCACTGCCACCAGTTCCATCTTTTCCATCCTGTCCGTCTTTACCTTTCAAATTAGGCGTTGTAAATGTACCTGCTGCCGTGGTAATATCCAGTTTATATTGCGTGTCTGTATTTTCGGCATTTTCTACGATTTGTGGCGAAAATCCATCGGCACCATCAACCCCATTAGTACCGTCCTTGCCGTTCATTCCATCCTTACCATTTATACCATCAATTCCATTCTTACCATCAACTCCGTCTTTACCATTCTTGCCAACAACATTGCCAACGTCTATGCTTGTACCATCTGTCAAAGATACAATCAGATGCCCTACGCTGTTAATTGATACGCCAGAGATTCCTACTCCTGTTGAACCACTTGGCAGTTTTTTTACGATATCATCAATCTGAGATTTCGTATAGTAATCGGATAAATCTACATTCTCGCCAGATGATCCACCATTCTTTTTAATTTCCTCTTTGATCTTTTCAACAAGATACTGCAAACTTGTCTGATCTAAGTATTTATCTGCTGGGCTGTCACTAACTCTCATTCTACTCACCGCCCATCATAACATCAATGTCTGATTTTGAAATTCTGCGTGATCCATATTCAGTAGGCGAATAGTTTGCAGGATTTCTGCTTGTAAACATCAATGAAAAGCATGAATATTCCTCTTCTGGCTCTGGGATAGATGCAATCTTATCTCTTAGATTCTGTATTCTCTTTTCAAGATATTTGTACGCCTGTGATGTTGTAGTAAACTCTGTGATTGTCTGCCGCATGATATCAATATCATTGCTTACTGCTTCTAGGATGTCCAATGCAGATAACAACATCTGTCTTTGGTCTGTTTCTTTATTGTATTCTGCCGTGGCAGATAGTTCATTCTCTAATAAAAATTGTATGTATTGTTCATCGGAAAAGTATTCCTGATTGGACAATTCCATTTTTAGTCGATCTAAAATCTGCATGATTCCTCCTTTCATTGCACCAAAAAAGGAAACCTAGTTGATTAAACTAAGTTCCCTTATGTGTTGGTTAGTATTTCAATTATTCTGCAATTCCGCCACCCCAGTGACCACTACCTGTTGCCGTTGCAGGTTCACCATCGTCATCTGATGATGTATCATCATAACTACTATCATCATCATATGAGTCGTCACTATCATAAGTGTCTGAATCATCGTATGAATCGTCACTATCATAGTCATTTGATTCTGCATCTTCTAATGATTCATCTGCTTTTCGCTCTTCTTCCATCATATCAATGAAAAAATCTTTTGACCATATAGCAACTCCACTTGCCTTTGAATCGGATACTGGAATAGCAACCATATAATCTGTATCAGTCACCTCAGAAATCATTTTATCAGGATCTATATCATTCAAATTCATCCTTATTTTATTTATTATATCCTTATCTTTATAACAAACAAGCGTAATTCTATCATCCTCAAACCATGCCTCATCTATATCTAATTTTTCAGCCATAGTTTCTGTGCTATCACCTATAGATATTCCATTTATAACCGCTGATTTTGATTTGCTATTGGCAACCGCTTCTATTTCTGACTCATTGTAGTGAACTTGAATTGATTCTTTTTTACTATCATTGTAAATATTAAAACTTGTATATTCTTTATCATAATCATTTTTATATTTACTCTTAACATCGTCTAGTGAATCTGTGATATTAAATTGTTCATCATTAAATCTAACTTCAAATGTATCACTACTATTGTCAGATAAAGCAAGTATAATAATAAGTAAACACGGAATAATAATAATCAATAATAATTTATGTTTGTTCCACAAATCTTTTACTTCATTTTTTATTATATCCTTATCTTTAATATTTTGTGCGTCCATACTTTTCCCCTTATACATCATCACCTGTGTACTGTATTGTTATTTCCATTTTTCCTCTACTTATCTTTGAAGTTATATTATACTTCTTTGCATAAGTAACTGATTCTTGCTTACTGATATAATCAAAACACTGAACAATTTCTTGATTTGATATTTCTGGAATCATTCCGCCTAATACCGCACATATTTCAGAAAACCAAGTATCTTCATTTGTATTTTCTAATAAATACTTAACACTTGTGATTTTTGTTCTGTAATTAGTATTTGAAGGACTATTTATTGATATTGTTGCAGACGAATCTAAAGTAGCAACTCCACTTTCATCCTCGTCAAAACTATCTTCGCTAATCTGATTGCCTGTTTCAACCGTTTTTGTGCTTTTTAGAAAATCCATTGTTGCATTGTATCTTTTAACAAACTCTTTCAAACAATGATCACCTTGTAATTGTTCTACATATGATTCACTGTCTTTATAATCCAAATCCTGAAAACAATCTAAAGCATCATCAAAATTACCTTTTTTATAATTGTATTTTCCATCTTCATAGTAACATTCTAAATCTAAATCTGAGATTTTATCTCTGGATGACGCATTGGCAAGCACATCATGTGCTTCTTCATATTTATGATCTTGCATTAATTGTTTTGCATAACCATATTTTGAATCATCCAATAATCTCTTCGAGTTTTTATACCCTTTCAGTTTCTTAAATTTAGATATTGCCTCTTTGTAATCACCATTTTTCATTGCACTCTTTGCCGAACTATACGCTCGTATATTTCCTGTTGCAAAAAACGCAATAATTCCAATACAAATCACAACTATCAAGGCAATTATTTTTTTATTTTTTATGCCTTTCTTCATACTCTCCTCCTATAATTATTTTATTAATAGTTACACATCTATTATATTCTTTTTAATGAATATATACAACTTATAAAACATATTTCTTTTATTAAACGTATTCAATTCCGAAAACATCTCATATGCTATTAATATCAAATAATTTAGGAGGAAATATCGTGATTGACTACACACCGTTCTGGGATACTTTAGAAAAATCAAATGAAAACTGGTATACTCTGACCAAGAAACATAAAATTTCAAGTGGCACTATGAGCCGACTCAAAAACAACAAAGATATTTCCACTCGTACAATTAACGATCTATGTATGATTCTGCATTGTGATGTTGAAGATATCCTACGCTTCAAACCATCTGCCGACGATCAATCACTTTAACAAGTCCTTGTATATCTCTGCCTTTTCTTTCATTCTTCTGATCTTTGCTTCTTTATGTCTCTTAATCATAACTTCAATCACTGTGCCTGCTTTATCCACGACAACAGATACCATTGTCATGTATCCTAATAAAGTTACAATTTCATGTCCTGGCATTGTTAATAATGTATGTAATAATTCCATATTCGATTCTCCTTATTTGTTGAAAAAGATATCAACGCAATCTCTCATACCTTGCAAATAAATCTCTCTGCAAAGGGTTCGATGATTTGTCGATACCTCGGTTATATATTCTTCTAATTGTTCTGTTTGTTCCTTATTTAAGCAGGATTTTAATTCCTGCAAATGTAATTCCTGCATCTTGATAGATTCTGCGTAATCCTCGTCCAGTAGTTTTGTGCGTTCATGCACTTCCTTAATTAACTCCTCTGCAAGGTAACTATGCATCATTTCATTATAGATTTCTCTTTTCATCTGTTCCATATTTCCGTACCTCTTTCTTTTTTATCCTACTTTATCATACTTAATCCTACTTAGCAATATAATGCACTACCATATGATAAGATACGGTTAAGCGAGGTATGGATATGAAACCATTAAAGAAGAAAGTAAGTATTACATTAGACAGTGATCTGGTTGAAATGATCAAAGAGTTAGCAGAGGAAGATGATAGATCGTTTAGTCAGTATATTAATATGGTACTGAAAGACCATGTAAGCCGTGAAAACGAAGGGACTACAAGAGAGTAGTCCTTATTTTTTTGCTGTGGGGATTTTTGGTGTTTCCTCTAGCCCTGTTTTGAAAAGAGGGGTAATCGCCTGTAATATCGTCACATTGCACAAATTTTTCTTGTATTTTTGTGCATATTTACCTACTTATTCTTCGTTAGAGTACCAATCTAGCGTTGTTTTTGGAAATAATTGGTACAAATATCGACATAAAATTTTGCTTTTATTACCTGTATTAAATTGATTTGAAATACTGATATTTTATCAAATGGATTTTGGAAGATATTTCCAGTGATACTGGCACAATCTATACGTCTGTCTGTGCAACCATCAAAAAACCTAGTAATCATAAGGATTTTTTGCCCATAGAACGGCAATTTTTTTGGATGTATCACTCCCAACTATTTCCAAATTACGTTCACCCAAAACCTGCGTACCCATTTCGAGTACCCAGACGGTACTTGAGCCCCGCTTAAAATTAAGCCCGTTCCTTATCTTTCTCTATCTCGCCACTAGCACCATTCTCTTCATCTAACCGCTTTAACTCTGCCACACTGTCCGTGATCAGATCACTCTTTTCCATGACGCTCTTTTTACTAATCGCACCGAGTTCTCTCATTGCTTTTAAATTAGATACCATTTCTGTTGTAGCAACTGGCATATTTACGTTATATACGACCTCAACATCATTCGATACCTCAGTACCCTGCATTTTCAAGATCATCTGGAATCGTCTGAACCTCTCTTGAAACCCTTTGTTCAGCCATTTCTTCGTTTCATCTGCATTGATATTTGCCATATGAAAAAGAATCTTCATTGACACTTCACTGATATTTGCGATATTTGTACTACTACCTAACACACTTGGTATGCAAGCGATATCATTCAACATCTGCTTGATATTATCAAGATATAACTTGATTGTATTGTAATCCATTGTTGTACTAACTACCTTGTAGTCACCATTGTCAAGATTCATTACATATCCTGTTGCATCAGCAGGAATCGTTGATTCAATCCTTTGACCTACAGCCACAGGCATTGGATTCAAACTGTTGATATAAATTGCATCGCCCATCTTACTTAGAATATCCTCTAAGTCATCCATGATTGGCTTAATGTCTGTTAGCATACTAACGCCAAAGTTATAATCCATGTCACTAAAATTGTGATAATGAATTGGTAATCCACACACATTAATCTTACTATCTTCCATATGTAGATACCCACCATCATTGTTCCAATTCTCTACATAAGTAGGGTAATATACATTATAAAATGTGATATTAGTAAATATATCTGTCCACGTTTCAATAAACGCAATGTAACCGCCACGATCATCGTAAACAGGATAACAGTCGCCACTGTCAAGCACCTTACTTTTGATGATGCCATCTTCCACATAAACAACTTCGTAAGCGTCACCAAACTTATTGACTCTGTCCAAAATCTGGTAATCTACTGTCTCGTACTGTCCTAATTTGTATATTTCGTTAAAATTCTTGATCGTATTCTCATTGCCACTGAATGATACCTTCTTGCCCAGTAAGTACGTTGCATGGAATCTAAGCACTGTTTTTGCATAGTTTAAAATCGTCTTTCTGGTAATGAGTTCTTTTCCTTTATAAGCACAGTTCTCTCGTCCAAGTACCTTATGTCTACCTGCGAGATAGTCACGGTTCGCAATACATTTCGTAATTCTGTTCACGTGATAAGGTTGATTGACTTCCTCTACAAACCATTTGGCAGGATTCTCATACTTATTTTTATATTCTTCAATCGCCACGTTGTCTCTCCTTTCTGTTTCTTCTATATAATATCGTCTAAAATGGATACCATAATCCATTCTTCATTCCTTGAATACATAAGCACAATCCCATAACCAAGTCATCATGACTGCCACTGATTGCCCCCATACTTCCATTATCGTTTGCAACGAACACCTTCATCTCTTCGAGCATATCTTTACTCTTAATCTGGATCAGTCCTTTATCGAACCATTCACGACAGTCGTTCACGATGATAGATTTCGTCTTATTGTTAGTGTCAAATCCGACCCTCCAGATCGTCCTCTGGAATTCATCATATGTCTTGTACTTCGTCATGTTCATATAATGTTTCTCGTATCTCAGACGTTCAATAACACTGTGTCCACCGCTTGCTTTCTCAACTGTAAGCAACGCCTTATTATAGTATCTGCCTAAAGCATTTAAGACATCGGCATACTGATATGGCTTGATCTTATTATTCCTAAACTCAGCCACCTGTTGACCTTCTCGATTTAACACGATAGCAGTAGAGTAGTCCTGTCCCAATCCTTCTGAGCAATCGACACCTATATAATATTTCTCGCCCATTCGTGGCAACTGCCAGATATGAAACGTCTTACCAAGATACGGTATTAATATAGTGGGAATACCTGTGACCTGTGTCTTTGCCAACGGCTTAATCTTGTGTTCTACAATCGTAGTCAATGATGCCGTGATCCTCTTAGAGTCAAATAATTGTTGCCCTGTAGTCAAGAAACATTCTGTATCAGTAGATGGATATTCTACTTGAAATGTATCAAGTCCATCGGTAGACACTTTCTTTCTGCGCCACACAATCTGAGCCAAAGAAGCACCCATTTTCAATAGTTCCTGTTCATCTTCGTCAAGTTCCACGTCTTTAATCTTCTGCGACGTTCTTGCCTCATACTCAGCCACCGCTTGCTCATACTGGTTAGCAAACAATGATTTACCGTTAATCCAATTAAAAAAGAATGGTTTATATGAATTGTCTCCGTTCTTCGCCTGTATGTATAATTCTGAAAATTTATTAAAACCATTTGCCGTCGATTCTATGATAATACGTCCAGATTCACTAACCGCCTGTGATAATGCGTGTAACTGTTTATCTGCATTTTTCCAAAAAGCAAATTCCGATAAATGCACGATACCATTTAATGTATCGCCACGACCAATCTCTTTGTTCCCTGCCGTCAAGCAAGTAATCTTGCTACCATTATCAAAGCATAATGCCTGTCTGTTATTTACGATCAGTTTCGGCTTGATGATATCTGGTAATGAGTGATATTGCTGTTTTAACTTATCAAAGATAGTATTACAACTTGATTGATTATGAGATACCAGAAAACAAGTCGTATTCTCGTGTACCACACATTCTCTAATAGACAGCGCAATGGTAATAGAAGAGATACCTAACTGACGGCTCTTTAAGATAATGTTGTTTGATTCCATATTCTGTACCAATTCTTTTTGTTCATCTGTTAAGATAAATGGCACAAGTTTTCCTTCTTTGTCAGCAATCTTAATGAATGATTCGATCCAAGCCACTTTGTTTTCATCTTGCCATAACCACGCAAGTTTTTGTGCGTTTGTCTTACTAATCATCACGCACCACCTTTGAGTGCAGGAATATTAATACCAGATAATAACACGTCCAATTCGTCCTCTGAATCCTCAAAGAAGTCACTGTTGTGGAAGTTTTCTACATACTTAGCCGCATTGACATCTCCATTCAGTGCCTTGTTCATCATTTTCTGGTAAATCTGCATCGTATTTAGTGTTCTCATGTTCTTCATATATATTTTGATGGCTTTCTGTGCATCATCACGAATGAGCCAGTTATTCTCACAAAATTCCTCTGTTTTATTTGTTCCATCTTTGCTTTTAAATTGCATGTCACATTGGCATAATTCTTCCCATTTGCATCTTTTTTTCTGGTCTGACAGATACCATTGCACATACTTAGCAATGTGATATGGGCAGATTTCCTGCATCTTTTGAAGCAATGTTTTATCTTTACTTTTTGCCATTTGTTTCTCCTTTCTGTTTGATTTTAAAAGTCCAATAATATCCGATTGCGCAACTTGTTGTGCGATCGAAGGTTAACATTCAGGTGAGCGTCAGCGAATCGAATGTTGACCATCTAGGGGTTTGGGGCTTGTCCCCAAGAGGATGGGGAAACCTTTACAACTCACAACTTATCTGGCACCATCCGACACACATTTTGTTGTAGGTCATTTCGACCCACACAAAATATATGTCAGTATGGATGCCTATTAACACAATAAACACGCAAAAAACGCTTCGCTTATTTTCGCTTCCTGTCAATTGCGACAAGCGCAATTTCCTTATGTGGAAGATTACTTTTTCTTTTCTAAAATCGTCGTTTTCTTCAGTATTTATAAGGGTTTTGATGCAAAATAGGTACGAAATTGGTGACACCCTATATAGAAGGGTTACACCAAAAACGTACCTAAAATGGCAAAAAGTCCAGTAATTATAAGGGAAAAACGACGATTATTTTGTAGGAATGATCTTCCATACTCTCATTTGCTTTGCTTTCTTTTCACCATTAACTTTACGGTTTGTCTTAGTTTCCTCTATCTTAAAAGGAATTCCCATCGTTTCTAATTTCTCATTGATTGTCTTTGCTGTTTTAACGACTCTTCCGTTCTTGCGTAAACTAAGTTCCTGTACAAGTTTATCTTTCTGCGACTTATCACAAAATTCTGTTTTATCACTTGCATATCTGTTCAAAGTAACCATGACATCAATGTATTCTGGTTCGTAAATCTCATACTTCCATTTGATTATGTTGCCAAATCTGTCATATTTGTGCGTCCTCTCGAACTTATCAGCAAGATATGAGCAGTATCCATAATCGCTGAGATTTATCATCTTATTGTATAATTCGATATCGCTTTCTTTTTTCTTAAGCATCAATTCATTGACCTTCAAGCAATTATCCTTTTTATCAGTATAGATAATTCCACTCTTATCTACGTTAGCGTTAAATCTTGGGTATTCTCTATAAAATTCATCTTCTCCATTGAAGTCGAGGAATTGTGCAGGCGCAATATTTTTCTTAATCTGTGTGATCATACCGCCTAATTGTTCGTTTGTTCTCGCACGAACGTAAACGTCAATCTTCTCTGAGTATGCACCATTGTCTTTTCTTCTGCCGATACGTCGTCTGCCCATGCACTGGATCAGCGAACCAAGATCACGAATGTCAATCATGACCTCTTTTACATCTTTGTCTTTGATGTTGACACCTGCATCTAGACAAGCAGTAGTGATAAGTAGGTTTTCCTCGAATCTCTCGTTCTCAAGCATCTGGTTCAATTTCTCTTTGTCCATATATTTGGCGTAATCTTTGTTACTGTCACTACAGCAAAAGATGGCATTATCCTCAAACTGTTTGTATAACTCGTATGCCTTCTTGGCAGATTCAATAAAGAAGATTGCCTTTGTGCCCTTGCAAATTACCTCTTCTGCCTTACGTTTAAATGCGTCCTCTCTGTAGAAGAAGTAGAGTTGATTTATGAATGACCAATTGGTTGGGATCTTGTATTTCAGTGGCTTTATGCCTTCTCTGATGCTTAATTTCTGGGCGTTATCTGTGAGATAATCTCTCATATAAGATTCAATATTTTCGCCTGTTGCACTCATAAAAATTTTTACTGCCGTAGGACATTCCATTATCATCTCATAAGCCACGTCTGTTGTGTCATTGAAACTTGCATCTTCTGTGAAGTAGTGGTATTCGTCTGATACAATGTAACCGTAGTCGTATGGATTAAAAAAGTCCTCTTCTCCGAAGTCATTGTATCTTGACTTGTGCATGGAAAACTTCTGATATGTCACTATATCAATCACATCATCTTTGCCGTCCGCTTCAATTTCCATGATGAACTGATCAACGCATTTACGTCTATGTATAAGGAAGAGAATCTTTTGCCCCTCTTCCTTTGCAATATCATATAAGGTATTTTTAATAAAGTATGATTTGCCAACGCCAGTACCTGCGTCAATGATGACAGGTACATCTGGTTCCCATTTCTGAATATCTTCAACTGTAATTAGATCGCTTACTCTTGTATTTTTACTTACTTTTCTTGTATTTGTTGCCATATTTTGTTGCTCTCCTTGTTTGATTATTTAGATAAGTATTCTTTGATTGTCTTTTCCAGATTCTCAGATTGTCTAAAAATAAATACATTCTTGTCTGGACATTTTTCATTACGCTCCATCTTCTTTAAGATGAACCCCTGCATCATTAAATATCCTGCGAGTGCTTGATTGAATATAATTTTATTATCTGTTTTTGTTTTACGTTCCATATTGTTTGTTCTCCTTATATTTTGTATTTGTTTATTGAGTAGTCGACAATTTGTCGATTACTGATATTAATTAGTAGCCCTCAGTTTGAGGTTAACTGACCTAAATTCTAGGTACAAAGATTGTTTGTGCCTAATACTTTAGTCCGTTAAATTGTATGACCTAAATTCTGAGTACCAAGATTGTTGGCACTTAAAACTTTAGTCCGCTAAACTGAGGACTACTGACCTAAATTTGACCCGCCAACATTATTGGCAGTTAAGATTTTGAGTGCTAACATTATTAGCACCTAAAATTTTGGTAGGAAGATTGTTCATACCTAAATTTTGGTCTACGAACAATCTTCGTGGTCAAATTTTTAGTTATGCGAATAATTCTTTTTTCAATGCTATTCTTTCCTCTCTTGCTATATTAAGCAAGTCCTCTTTTAATTCTTTCGTACCATCAAAGAGGAAGATTGTTTTGATTTTGTTTTTTCTATCTGGGCGCACTTGCACAATATGATGACCTCTACGCAATAATTCGTTTGTTAGATCACCATTATGTATTACAATTCTTCCGTCACTTGTATATTCCATTATTCCTTCACCTCGATTGAATAGTTCAGTAGATTTGTCTTAGTGAGCGCATAGCAATATGGCTCTTGAGGGATTATCTCATCATATCTCTTCGCTCTTTTTCCATATATATCTTTAACAACGTCAATAAAGTATTTATCTGGATAAAATTTATCTTGTGGCAGTTCAATTTGAAGATTTGTGTCTGTGTCCCATAAAAGAGTATCGTTGATTGCATCTATATCAATCTTTGTGATCACATGACCCTTTTTCAGTGTAATCTTTTCTTTTAGTTTATACTTATCTTTGATGTTCTGAAACTCTTCAATGCTATGTCTTTCAATACACTTGTAAAACTCTGGCAAGTCCAATACATCTACAAGATAATGCTTAATATATTTCTGGTATCTTGAACTGTAATATCCTAGATATGCGCTGTCGATTGCAAGCAACATCATCATTGCTTCATCAGTTAAACCTTCTTTTTGTAAATCATATAATGACCAAAGTAGTAATACTGTCGATCCTGCATATTTCTCTGTATAATTTTGTCGTGTGATATTCTCCATAAGATTTGGATTGATAGATTCTTCGTTTTTGTAATCAATATTTGAAAAGCGTGTGATATGATTATCGAAACATTTGCCTTTGTGAAGTGCCAGATCGACGCCAATTCCTGCTGACTGTGTGGCGTTCTTTGTTTTTCCTTTGAGGTCTTGTCCCTCATGTCCTTTGACTTTCTTCTTTAATAAAAAGATTTCTTCAACATTCCATCCCATCACTTGCTTTAGGATTGCGCAAGACAATAATGAGTCAATGTCGTCAGTCAATATTGTATGATATTTTTTTGTTTTATCTTTGTACCATGTTGGTAAATTGTTTATTGCTTTCTGTGTCATAAAAATCACCAATTGGTGAACAAGATGTTAGTTCATCTTGTCCTTCCAATTGATAATCAATGACAAAGAAAGCGAATAAGAATAAATCCATCTTATTCACCTTCCCTTCTCCATTTGTTAAATTCTGGTTGCTAATTACCGTGTTTCTCCAACTATAATTAAAATCATTATTGAAACTAAAATATAATTACCCTATGCCCCATGTTGGGGCACAGCAGTTATTCTTTAACCGAGTTATTTTTGACGCGGGCTTTTTTGCTTGTTTTCTCTTGCGGTTTTAACAAACCGTAACAGCAGTTAAGCCAATCATGATACATCTTCTCGGTCGGTATTACCTCGCATCTTTCGATGCCCTTAATCCATCTGGTCGAGCATCCGAGACACTCAGCCATGTACTTTTGAGTTAAATTGTGGTAAATTCTTAAAAACTTTAAACGATCTCCGCCAAGCATCTCGTTGCTCCTTTCATTTATTCTCCATCACTTACTGTTGGTGTGATTGTTGATCCTGCGACTACTACGCCACTGTCGTCGATCAGTGCAACTGCATAGTATTCAGAGCAGTACACTGTTGTTGTTCTTGTAGATGCGTCTCTGGCAGGTTCAACAAAAGGATTCTCTTTAGGAATTAATCCAATAGATTCCTTTTTGATTGTAAGGATATAACCCTCATGTTTTGCTGTATCATAAAGGCGATCAGTTACTAACACTGGGATTCCTCTAAAGTATCCTAATAAGTTATTCTGCATCACACCTGTTCCATCTGTAGTGAATGTTTTTGTCTTATCAACAAAGCCATCCATCTTAAGGAAAGATGGTACAAATGCACTATGGATATAAATACCTGCAAAATCTTCTGCATTGGCATCGTCACCATATAAACCTAAGATTGCGTTCATCTCGTCGAATGTGATCTGATGTTTTGTTGCAATCTGACTTTTTAATGGTGTTGTTAAAGCAACATTAATGCAATCAGTGTCAAGTTTTCTTGCCAGTGAGATTGCCTGCTGTTTAGCGGCTTCATCAAGTGCGTTACCGAACTCAACTGCATCATCATAGTCATTGACAGATACAGCAGGAGCGGCAACCATCTTAATAGTTGCTTGTGTGCTTGTCTGTTTTAATACTGTCTTATCCATCGCTGTTCCAACTGTAATGTCTTTTGCATCACCGATGTACGCCCATTTAGGCATAGACACTGTCTCGCCAGGTTTACCAACTAAAGATTTAACAACCTTTGCGGACTGAGAAATAACTACTTTTCCCTCAATTTTTTCACGTACTAATTCTGCATAAACATCAGGAATAATCATGTTTTTGTTCACTGCATTTGTAGAATTGTTTACAATATTTGCCATTATATTTTCCTCCTATATTATTTGTTATTAATTTGTGTTTTAATTTCTGAGACATCTTCTTTGATGCCATCTAAGTCATCCTTATATGAGGTCAATACCTGCACGAATTCTGCATTTGTCGCAGATAATTTCTCATTTTGTTCTTGTGCTTTTGAGATGACCGCATATAATTTTTCTTCTCTGGTTTCGTTTTGTGTCTGCGATTTTTCCCACAATTTCCAAATAAAAAAAGCCATAGCAATGACCATGACAATTGGAAATCCTAACTGACTTATCGCAGTTTGCAAGGTATTGTAGTCCATCCTTTCTCTACCTTTCCGAAAACCGTATATTAGCCGAGCGCAAAAGTTCCCTCGGCTTAACGAGCGCAAAAGTTCCGTGGTTTCCCCAGATGTGTGGAATTATCTCGCTAATGCCTTATAAAGTTCAGGATTGTCTTGAAATAACTGTGCTTTTTCTCCGTAGGACATCTTTTTGAAGTCGGATTTTGTGACAGATTGTTGTTTGCTATGATTACTGGGTTTGTTCCCATTGTTTAACAGATAACCATTGATTGCCACACTCACGGCTTCTAATCCTGCATCAACATCTTCTCCGAGGTTTAGATACTGTCCTAACTCTGTTGGTAAGCCAAGTTCATTGAGTTTAGTTGATAACTCTGCTTGACGTTCTTTTGCCAGTAGTTTCTGTTCTCTTGCTTCGAGTTCTTTCACACGATTCTCAAATTGAATTTCGCTATCTGATTTTTTCGCAGGTTTGTATTGTTTCAATTCTTCCTTTACAGTTCTGAGTTCGTTTGAATACTTTGTTCTAATCCTATTGCCCTCACTCTGTAAAATCTGCTGTACGCCTGCAAGTTGTTCATCAGATAGATTTAATGTTTCTAGTTCCATGCTTCACGTCCTTTCCAGTTGCATACAAAACGCCCTGCAATAGCAGTTCTATCTGTTGCCCCTGTAATGATGTTGTTAATTTGTTGTATCAAAAAAAGACCTATCGCAATTGATAGATCTCTTTCTTCCTTATATAATTGTGTTTAAAGTCGCAGATTACGACCTTAGGATTTCTAAGATGGCAAATTGCCACCTTAAGATTCAACGGTTACCGATCTAGTAACCCTTGCTACGTCTATATACATTTGAATTAAATAACGAACATTTTTATGTTGGGGATATGCGCCCCCTTATACGCACATTTCAAATTTCATTTTGTGCCGTAAATACGGGACTTGTAAATAATTTCCAATTTTTCAAAGTCACTAAAACACTAGGTTTTTAGCCAAATTTTGATTTGTCCACGTTGGCAATTTGATAGCGTTACATGTCTAATATATGCTTCTCCATATACGCACATTTCGTGTACTGGATATCCAGTACATTTGAAAATTAACAAAAATTTCGTACTGGATATCCAGAACATTTTAACCCAATATCAAATGCTAACATTCTTTGATTTTCAAAATATATGCTTCTCCATATACACACATTTCACCAACCGTTTTTTGACCAATATCAAAAGTTCAATTTTCTCGATTCTCAAAATATATGTGCCCCCTTATAGACACATTTCGTGTTCCGTATATACGGTACATTTTAAAATTGGCAAAAATTTTGTTCCGTATGTACGGTACATTTTAGACCCATATCAAAAACTAAATTTCTGCATTCTGCTTTCTTAAGGGATACCCCATCTTCCATATAGTGACTTTTTATGTTCTGGAAAACTCGGTACATGTAAATAATTTCCAGTTCAAAAACCGCTAAAATACTAGGTTTCTGGACAACGCTTGATAGCGTTACATCGTTCTTCCTATACCGACACTTATCACATCGCCTGTAATTGGCTATTTTACTGAGTTTTTTAATGGTTTTTGAGAGGTAACTGAGAAGTTTTTTGACTCTTTTTTACCAAAAATCATGTTCTCCCTATTGTTGTACTTAGACAATCTTTAAAAACCCTTGTAAAATAAGGACTTTGTTATTTTATTTTTGAGGCAAGGGAGAAGTTTTTTGACTCTTTTTTACTATTCTACTACCATCTCTCCTATAGTTCCACTTAACTGATCGTCAAAATATGGCTTAAAATCTGGATTTGGTAACTGTATTTTTAAGGCAAGGGGGATAATTTTGGATTGATTTTTACTAAAACATTCTTGTCCTTCCTATAGTTCCACTTAATGAATCATCTAAAAATGACTTAAAATAAGGACTTTGTGATTATATTTTGAAATAAAGTCGACGATTTTTGACCGATTTTGTCTAAAACATTCTTGTCTCTCCTATACTGGTACTTAGCGCAACCGCTAAAACCCTTATATTTACTGGATTTAAAGCACATATTTTTTTTAAAAGGGGAAGATTTTGGACTCTTTTTTACCACTTTTATCTTTCCATCCATATGTCCCCCTATTATAGGAAGATTTACATTTGAAAAAACCCTTATAAATACTGGCTTTAACGTCCCTTTAAAAATAAAACCAAGGAATTTTTTGGACGTTTTTTTCCAAAATATCCATGTCTCCCTATTACAGGAAGATTACCAAGTCCCAGACACCGCATAAACACTGGGTTTGAACGGTGTCCAAAAATAAAAGTGGGAACTTTTTTGGCGTTTTTTTACTAAAATCAATCATCTCTCCTATACGTCCACGAAACTGATTCTTTAAATACCGCACAAACACTGAGTTTAAGCGGTATTTAAAATTTAAAGGAAGATAATTTTCGGCGTTTTTTTACCAAAAAATCTGAACCATTGCAAATCTGCATAGGTTGGATTTACAACAACCCTAAAAAGGGTCATTGCAACTGTCCTCAAAACGAGGACACTTAAATCAAGGACTCCACAGTAACGTCCTTAGTTGCTTCTAGTTTCTTGGCAGTGTGATACACTCGAAGTGTGAATTTCTTTCCAATCGCACCTGTGTCTGTTGTTTTTAAAGTTAAAGTATTGGCAGTTGTGTCGAATACCTCTGTCACGAATGTAAATAAATAGTCACTAATTATCTCGTATTGCAAACCGTCCAGATGTTCTTTGACACCATCATTCTTTGTCACAAAAGTAAATACCGTATCTTTGTTAGTATACATTTTGCTATACCTACTTGTAATAGATAACGTCCAAGGATTAACCTCTGGTTCGCTCTCAGTTACTGTAATATCATCTGTCGTGACTTCTACATCATGTTCCGTCCATCTGGCAGTAAACTTAACCGTTCCTGCCTTTATAAAGGTTACTGTGCCGTCCTGTGCGATTGTCGCCACGTCATTATTAGATGATGTCCACTCAATAGTAGGATTAGACACTATTTTGTCGTTCATATAAGCAGTTGTTTCCAGTTTGGTAACTACTAATCCCGAATCGGTACTAGTACCAATCTGGTATGCCTTATTATAAGCACCTAATACAAGACGGTAGTTTACCGTTGGCTGTTCATCGGCTGTGCGTTCGCAGTATAAGTGGCAGATGCCATTCTTAGACATGATGTTTTTAATCTTATACGTTCCACCGTACTCATTAAACGTACCGCCTATTGTTAAGCGTTTAGAGTCCGAATTGGACTCTAAAATCAATTCTAAGTCACCCGACAATAAAATCATCGTGCCATCACTCGCAGACGAAATTGAGGTCGTTTTCTTGCAAATTATCCTAAGCCCTGTGACAGTTCCTGTGTTGAGATTTAAGACACCATCTGTCTGCCGTACTGCTGATTTATAGTATACGTCGTTCTCGGCAGTTTCCTTATTTAAGGCGATGTAGTAGTTACCTCTATAGTTTAAAAGCGTTCCTGCGCCCACAGGAGCGTTTTTAGCATAGTAAATAATGGAAGTATCTCTATCCTCTAAGCCGTCGTTATTCTTGCGAAAGACAACCTTAAAATCCTGCGCCTGTGTGACGGCTGTCATAGTTTTACCTTCTCGTTGTAGTGTTCGTGCGAAAGTTCTTTGTAGTGTGTCCAATTGATCACCGTCCTTTCCTCATAGAGATGTGAGTGCCTTCATGTTCATGGTTCTTTATAGTATCTAGTGGATTGAATCGTTCAAAGTCAATCTGTAAATCATTTCCAAATAATGTAACATACTCTTTTGTCATGTCTAGGGTAGAGTGTCCCATAATCTTTTGCAGTCGGAATATATCGCCACCGTTGATGATCCAATGCTTGGCGAAGGTATGTCTAAATAGATGGCATGATGTTTTGTTCACATTGTGTTTGATATTATAATTGTGTACTAACTGTTGATATGTTCTGACGGCTGACTGCTTGCCATAATCATTACAGAAGAGGTAATCTTCTGGCTCTCCGCCACGAATCTCAAGATACTCTTGTAAGATAACAGATAATGATTCAGATAGAGGGATAACCTGTTGCTTACGGTTCTTGGTTTTGCGTAGGATAATGAAGCCACTTGAAAAGTCAACGTCACAGATTCTTACATTTAATGCCGTACGTATACGGTTTGCAGTTGCAAGTAAGTAGTTCTCGAATACCCACGTCTTGTATTCGGCAAACGTGCATTTGCGTAAATTTGGCTTCTGTAAGAGGCGTTCTAGTTCATCATCTGAGTAAGTTTGCTTGATTGGTTTCTCGATTTTGCACAATTGAATTTTAAAAGATTCCATGTAACCACAGTCCATACAATAATACAAAAATGCTCTAAGAGTTCTGAGATAAGTATTGATTGTTACGTCTTTGATTCGTACTTCTTCTCTAAGCCATAAGATATAATCATCAATTGTATCTTCTGTAATCGTAGATAGTCGTTTTCTTGGATCGCAAAAATCGAAAAATCTTTTATTGATTTGTCTGTAAGATAAGATAGTTTTGTCGGATAAGTTTCTGACTTTGCATTTTTTTAGATACATTTCAAATGCTTGATTGAGAGTTAGATTTGTTGGATTTGACATCTTTATTTTTTGCATGATATACCGCCTTTCATAGCACTTGACCACGTCAAGATTAAACGAAAAATCTAGCGAAAAATAAAAAAGCGATTCAGAGATAAAAACTCTCTAAACCGCATGAATACGTACTTTTACGAATGTTTGAATTGATCACTAGAACCTAAATCTAGCGCGTCTGCCAATTCCGCCACATCCGCATAGTGAGCGTGCGGGGATTCGAACCCCGGACAACTTGATTAAAAGTCAAGTGCTCTACCACCTGAGCTACACACCCTTAT